GAAGTGAGGAATGGAGTTAATTATGTTACTCTTTTTCTCTTCATTTTCCATAACTTTCTGTCTCTGTCCACCTCTGATTTCTTCGAGAGTTCTTTGGACCTCATCAGAAATCTTCTTATCAATGTTTCTCTGCTCAATAAAATGGCATGCAAAATATCCACCAGTTGCTCCCGCAATAAATCCGCAAATGCCTGAAATAATGGCTATTTTATTCATAAATATCACCCCTTTGCAAATAACTTACATGTCTCCGGTGTGAGAAGTCTACAATTGAAATGAAGCATTACGTCATTAATCTGACCTGCTCTGAAAAGTTTGTGCTGAGTGTCATTGTATTCATAAATACCAAACAGAACATGCTGATCATTCGGCATACCATCCTCAGTATAACAATCCAATACCCATCCGTACGTACGACCCTGTGCTCTCTCTGCAAGTAATGTCTTCATATCAAGACCAAGATACTGGTAAACATCATCAAGAAATACAATACCATCAGTCTTAAGTCTATTGTCAAACATCTCTTGAGAAGAACAAAGAACTGTCATATTGTAGTAAGGAGCATTAGAATATCTGCCAAAAGCCACAGTATCTTCGTTAAAGAAATAATGGAAAATATCATCAACCTTTGTCAAGTTGATTGTCTGTACTCCAGTGTCATACTTCTTTTCCTTTTCCTTATACTTACCCTTCTCAATAAGCTCCTGCTTCTTCTTAAGAGCACCATTGCTGGCATAATATAAATCCTTTTCTTCGCCTTGGTCCTCAATTACATTGTCACGATACTGCTCGAATGCCTTTGTAACACCTGCAAATGCTGTCTCTGCAACTACGAGTCTTCCGTTAATAATCTTGAAACTTGCAAGAGCAGCCGTACCGGAAGCAAGAGTAAGGCCAACACATGGAGCCCAAGCCTTGGCAATATCAAGCCAATAGCGTCCATACTCTTTCGTGATGTTTCTTTTATATGCAGGGTTTTCCTTGAATAATGTCTTTCCATCAGCGATTTCTCCATCGAGATCTTCTCCTGATTTATGAATTATATCAAGGATTTCCCTATGTTTTTCATTAATTGCCTCCATCTTCTTCGTTGCAATACATCCACAAACAGTTGCTCCAATACCAGATGCAATGCTTGTACCAAGAAGCAACTCAGGACTGTGTTTAATAGTCCAGTCCTTTGCTACATTTAATCCTGTTTTAATTGCTACCAACAAACTCATTTTCGTCTCCTTTTCTCACATAACTTTTAGCTGTTTGTACGGACCAATCAGACATGTCATGGTATTCAAATATCAAGTCCGGTCCGTCAAACATTATTAAATATATACTATTTGTATTGATTAATCTGGATTCCTTAACAATTCCATTATTAAATCCCATTGTGTTAAATAATCTTACAAATTCTTCTTCTGTCATCTTAATGCTCCAATACTATCGGATTAGGTAAGTCTAACAAATATCCACCACGAACCTGCCTAACAGTTGCGTTTGTCAGATCAGACCAACCGAATTTTGCATCTTGTGCGGTCATAGGAATCTTAATTCCTGTCTGCTCTTCAACAAGCTCATACAATCTTACTATCTGAATATTATCATAAGTATTAATGTAATCACGCATATTGAAAAGAATATTCTCGGCATCGCTCCGGATTTCAAAAACCATGTTATTATAGCGTGGGCTATCTTCAGGTCTATAAATATCAACCCTATCACGATCGCGAGAACGAGAAATACTACTGCTAGAATAAGAAGTGTAATCACGTACTATCCCTCCTATCGATCTTAATCCACCTGTTCGAGAGCCTCGAGTATCACCATATATGAACATAGACAATGCATCATGTCCTGCTTTATACAGCATATCCATAATTGCAGGTACAATAACATCATCAAACAAAGTCGTCCCTACAGTATGTAAGTCCGTCTTTACAAATCTGTCCATAAATCGCTGACCTGGAGTTTTACGCTTTAACGTTACTCCACCCTGAATATCACCCTGCAATTTTGGCTTCTCTGGCTCTTCTTTATTTTGCGTTAATGACGACTTAGCCGCAAAACTGTTATTATACGGAACTAAGTCTCTATTCATAGGAACTTCAGCCATTTGTTCCCTCCATAATCTTTTTGTAAATATCATCAACAGAGTTCTCAATCTTAACCTGATGCTCTGCCATGACTTTTGCTACTTCTGAATTGAATGTGACAGCATTTACATACTCATTCACAAGGTCTTCATATTTCTTTTCTTCTGCAGGATGCATGATGCCATGAACCACCTTATAGACACCATAATTTGCACCTAATGAAAGACCAAGTTTGCCTACACCACAGATAATCTTCTCTGGAATATTCTCAGGTTGATACACATGATCAATCGCTTTATTGATGAGAAAATCAATTCCTGCAGATGTAACTGCTACTGCTGTCATTTCAATTCCATTACGTACTTCTTCTGTCATTACCCATGCTCCTTTCAACTTGCGTCAGGTAAAAAAATATAGGATGCGAAATGCACCCTATATTTGGTCTCAAGCTTCCGTATCAAACGGAGCTTCATTTGACTCCTCAGTAGGAGTAATCTCTGCTTCAATTGCCGGTTCATCGTCCTTCTTACCGAAGAACTTGTGGGCGAACCAGCCACCAGCAAAGGAAACACCACCGGTAGCTGCTCCCGCTACAACCTGCCACTTGTGGTCATCAACCCAATTGATTGCCTTCCCAAGCTTCGGATGCTTCTGGAGCCTCTCCTCATGCTTCTTTGCCTTATCAGCTGCCTTCTTTGCCTTAAGTTCCTCGACCTTTGCGTCGGCCTTCTGAACTTCTGCAATTGCTGCATTCTTCTCGATCTCTTCCTTCTTTGTAGCCATATCAGCCACCTCCTTAATATTTTAGTCTTTCGACCATTATTATGTAATATTTTTTTGCGAATTATCTCAATTTCGGACTAGGACACTTGCTAAATGTTACATAGACTATTATTACGCCCTCTCCATTAGGACCCTGTTCAAGATGGCAGTCTGTTGAATAGGATATCAACCCATCTCTTGAGCCATCCCAACCGATATCCCAGCCAATTTCAGCAGTTGGAATATCAGTATTAGGTATAGCTTCATGGAATGAGTTAACTGATACAAAACCCTGTTCATTTATTACAGAGTTAGCCCAGTTAATACCTGCATCAAAGTCTATCAAACGGCAATCATACTCAATTCCTGTATCAGATTCAACGATGTGCAGAATATCACCCAAATGGTCTTTAAAATATTTGCTAGGTTCACCATCTTCAAGCTTCGGCCTCCGATCAATTATCTTCTGAATCTTAGCCTGCTCTTCAGGATCTTGAGGCAAATACTTCATTGTCTCCTGTCTATAATCGTCGAATACAGCTCTTGTTGTGTCAAGTTGTTCCTTAGATATCAACAATGCCGCTGTCAATGCCGCTGCCTTCTTCGCAGACACAACATTACTAATAATAATGCTACCACAAGTACCAACTCCTACAATTCCTGCCCAAATATATTCAGGCCATACGAGCTTAATCTTGTCCTTAGTTGTAAGATTCTCTCCTTCATGCTCTCTAAGAATATCAAGAGCATTCTTGGTTGCAATGGAGCTGCAGATACCAGTACCTACAACCCCTGCAACACCAAGAGCTCCAAATATTAAGTTAGCATGCCTGTTACAAAAGCCTTTTACAGCTGTCCAAACGCCATTAACCATTGTCGTGAACCTCCTTAATTTCAGGGTCTGTCGGGAAAACATCCATGACATCTTCCAGACGACCCCTTACCTGAGTGTATACAGGATCAATGGCTGTCCAAGCAATGCCGATGCCTCCGAGCGTACATGCAGTCTCGAAGAACTTAGCAGCTCCTTTGGAAACACCGTCCTTGAACATTGAATTCAATATAAGTGCAGTACCTCCGCTAGCTGCCCAACCGAGCATTGCACAAGTGCTTGTTGTGACTACGAATGAGCCGACGTCTACAATGAACTTCTTCGTTTTTGCCTTCATGTTCGTTTACTCCTTTCAAGTAAAAAAAAATAATAAGAGGACTTATATATACCGTTGTTTCTATTCATCACCGAATCACAATTTAATGTGAACACGGAGTTTCTGTCCCTAATAATATCCGTCCTCTATTATACCTTATGTTTTATTTGCGAAATTATTTCTTTACTATCTTTTCAATGGTTTTACCATCTGCTTTAAGTTCGACATAATCTGGTTCTTCGAAATGAATTGTCACACCATTATACTTATCTGCCGTGAAGTCTACTGTATTATAACCAAAAGATTTTGCAACATTTTGCAAAGCTTCAATCATTTTTAATTCATTCGTCATTTTTGTACCTCACTCAATCGTCAAAATATCATCAGGCTTGACCTTAGGTTTAGGAAGGATTGTCCAGAACTTAACCCCATGCATGAGATATACATGGGGCTTAGCACTAGTTTCCTGGACATGATAAAAACCATCTTTTTTGATCGTAAAGACATGATTTTTACCATCCTTATCTACAATATCAAGCTCAGCACCTTTGAAATACCAATGAGCTATCTGCAAATGCCAGTCTGATTCACTAGGACATTCCATACAGACAATGCAGGTATCATGCTCGTTAGGCTTGTCAGCTGAGGTATCATCAATTGCAGTCCAGTGAAACTTATACTCTTCCATATCCAGCCTCCCTCATTCTAACAGTAACATTCTGCTTTGGGTGAATATCAATGACCATTCCATCGATAGTCAGCAAAATGTACTCCATCTTAGATTCCTTCATCTTCTCAAGAACAGTGTTGAGAAGAGCAAGAGTGTCGAGGTTTTTAGGATTTGCTGCAATATTGAGCTTCATCTCTCTGCTCTTAAGTTCTTCCATATTATTCTCAAGATTTTCGATCTCTTTCATAAGATCGTGATTTCTATTAAGAAGCCTGTCTCTATCTGCGTCAAGCCCATCATAGCAATCCTTAAGTTTATTGTACTTATCAAGAAGAGCATTATAATCATAAGGATGAACCATCTCAACACTGTTTAACTTATCTTCTTCCTCGACCTTCTTAGCAGCCTCTTCTGCAATATCAATTACAGATTCCTTAGGAGCTACATTAGGTCTGATAACTCCATCCCCTGAGAAACCGTAGCCATATTCATTAAGCTTAGCCTCTATCTCTCTAAGACTATGAAGACCCAGGTTTCTTACTTTTGAAAGATTGTCATAAGTCTTATCGAGAATATCACCGAGAGTATTAATTCTCGCCAGCTTAAGTGCATTATACGTTCTCATAGAAAGCTCAAGATCCTCGATCTTTATGCTACGAATATCAACATTCTGTTCTGTCTGTTCCATAGGCTTCTCCTCCGATACCTTACGATTAGCACGCTTTGTAAATCTACCATTCATTTCGAACGGATTTTCCTTATCCGCATATCCAAATACCATAGCAGCACGCTGTATTGTTTCTAGATCCGGGAAATATCTCTGTGTCTTGCAATCTCTCTTAAGATCAAGATATGTCCAGAACATTACTAAATATCTACAAGCATTAAGATTTCCACCATGTCCGCCGTTTAACCTTTTGTTGTAATCACACCTGGCATTCTCAATAGATCTCTCTACACGATACTTGAACTTCTTGAGAACATCAATCGGTACATCTACAAATTTCTTATAATTGGCAACTCTGTTGTCCTCTTTCACATATGGACTTACCAAATCGCACCAAATGCTATATGAAATGGTTATACAATGCCACTTACAAATTGCTGCGTAAGAATTCTGATCATCCATTGTAGTTTTGCCATTAGGGAGAAAGGACGCACTTTTTCCATTCCCATCTTTTTTATTAGCATTACAAAACAGAACATCAGTTGTTATGTTATTCTTCTTCATATACTCGAATCTCTTATCCATAAATTCTTTGTACATGTCATGATCGGCTACAAGATAGTTAGTTGCAAACGGTTTTACTGCCATAATTTTGACTCCTTTTTAAAATATCAATCTTCTTCAAAAAGTTCTGATAACGCTTTAAATAGCTTCTCACCGCACTCTGGGCATAAATGAATTTCCCTTTCTTCAACGAAGCCATCCATATATCTACTTTCAACGTCTTTACAAATTGTTATCCAGCCTAAAGACCAATGTTCTTCGCTATCATCCTTAATTACAGAATTTTTTGCCTCTTTTTTACATTTGTCACATGTAAATATCACTGATCTCATTTTGCAATCACCTCAAATGGATCTTCCTCAAGTGCTTTCTGAATTGCATCAACCGGTGCATTTACAGCCTTAGCAATCTCTTCTGCTGTCTTGCCATCCATCTCCATGCGTCCCATTACTCGTCCTTTCTGTACCGAGATATGCATGAAATATGAAAGCAACATCTGCTGTTCCTTTGAGAGAGTGCCCATGATCTCCTGGACACTCCACTCCTTTCTCATCTTTTCCTCTGCCTTCTGTGTTTCGTTCTTGATCTCATCCATAAATATCACCTCTCAATATAGCGATTGCTATCGGGATCAAAGTTGAACTTACGATTTCTTCTGATCTTGTTCTTTGCATTCTTCTCTTCTGTAGTATATCCACCATCCTTAGCGATATAGCATACTCTAGGGTCATTCTTCTGATGATTGTAATTGTAGCTTCTTCTCATGTTCTTCATAAATATCAATCCTCCTTGAGATCGTGCTCTTCCATAGTAATGTTATAAAATTCTATTATAGAATCTGTATCATGATCACCATATGCTAAGAAACAGCAGCCTCTATACAACTCTTCCTTATTATAGTATTTTCCTTCTTGTCTCTCTACCCAAACAAAGCCCTTGTGTTCTTCACGAAGAGAATCATGAATAGCATCATTTACATAGCTGTTAGCATACTCGACAGCAAGATCTTCATCGTTACAGATATGGAGAATATCAGTAAACTTCTCATCTCCAGTCTTCCCGTGCTCCAAAACCAATACATACACTTTCTTCATTTCGGCATTACCTCCATAATTGCATCAATTGTTTTTGTGATTATCTCGAACAGATCATCATCTGGGCTATAATCCTTGCCCTCAAACAGGTCCTGGATATAGCTCATGGTATCTTCTCCCTCGTTATGACGTATGATTATTCGAATACCATTTCCTTTTTCTACAGGAGGACTAGTAAGACAAAAATCATTAACTCCTTTCCATTCGCCTGTCTCATCATCGAAAATATCATACTTGTTTGTGAACCAATCATATAATCTTTTCATTTTTTATCTCCTTATACATAAAGAATATAATCCATTCTAGACCAGCCACCATCAGCAGTAGCTTTAATAACCGGTTTGTCTAGAAATTCTCCAAAGTCTTCAATGATTGATCCTGCTTTGAGTTTACCATATGAATACTTGATATTCGGATAACCAAAAAATGGATCTTTTTCTGGATTGTAAATACCAATATAACCCCAATCTTTTTCAGTATCTAGTACATACTCAACAAATTCTCTTACTGTGCATTTTTCAAAAAGAATAACTTTATAAGGAGCCGTCCCACCAAGAGGTCCGCCGGATTCTTCTCCATCTATTTTTAAATCAATTAGTCTTTTCATTGTCTTTATTCTCCTCTTCTTCGTCAAAAGAATTTTTAGAGATTTGTTCTGCTATCATTACTCTGGACATAATATAAAACACACAAATAATAGTAAAACAAATTGCTATTGTTTTGATTACAGTATCACTCATTTTCTTCACCACCTTTCATTTTTGCTCCGCACCAAGGGCAATAGGGTAGAAAAGGTAAATCTCTCATTTTACAATTAGAACAATAATAGGATACTGATGCGGGTGTTTCTTGTTTCTCTATCCACTCGCCTTGCGGTCTCAAATCGTCAAGGGTATCTTTATCATTACAATGACCGCTCGGACAGTATGCACCGTACTGGCATACTGCATTGTGAACGCAATCCTCGCAAAATTTATCCATTCTCCGTACCACCTTTCTCCTTGTTTATCTTTATACGAAACAACTTCCTATTTCTACGTTTCCAATAATGCCATGCTTTACGATTATTCTTTACCCAACAAGCATATTTTCTATCAAACTTATCTTCAAAAGTCATTTTCTTGTGGATATTAGATTTCATTTCTCATTGCCTTTCACTTCGTCCCAAAATGCAGGATCATAGCCACAATTCCAATTCATTGGGCACTCTGCACAATACAGACCCCTTCCTTTGTCTTTGCATAACTTCCTAATGGTCTTGATGGCCTCATTCAGCTTGTTATCGTTCTCGAGTTTTGCTATCTTGTCATTAAGATTTCTGATTTTACTAGTTAAAGAAATATCAGTAGGAATAATATCACCGTTGCTGTCATAATCATCAGGTCTTAAATGTGCTTTATTATTCATCTGTATCACCCCTTTTGCTTAAAACTAAATTAAAAATATCACCTTCTTCATTACCAGTTATTACCTCATATCCTAAAGGCAATATCGCTTTATCTACTGTTTCTACTAATTCAAGCATCTCATCTGCGGTCATTCCGCACCACCTTTCTTGTACGGTTCGGGTAATGGTTGCCATGCGATGACTCGACTTGCCTTGTTCCACTCCAATACGTATTCATTTTCTGGTTTTCGAAAAAATTTGCCATATTCTGCTATATCAATAACAGCGGTATGACTTCCGTCTGTTGTTACTAAATAATATCCGTGTTCTTCGGGCAATCTCTCACTAACAGGAATCCACTCGCCCTGCTTTGGCTCAAAATCTTTCTTGGCATATTTATAGACTTCCATATACAGGTTATAATCTTCTCCTGTCATATATACTTCGCCTGTTTCTAATGCACTGTCTATATATGCTTCAGGATTAGCACCATTAAAACAAATAGAAACTGACCTTATAACCCCAAAAGTAACAATTTTATCTGTCTCTTTAATCTTGTTCGCATATATACCCAATTTGGTTGCTACGTGATTTTTGACTATCATTTTGTATGCTCTAGCTAACGGAGAATTGTTAAACTGCCCATATCCATATACACCATCAGAGCGATGTTGAAGCGTAATATGTCCAATAACATTATCAGTTGTTTGTAGACCAGTACAATCTGTTAGTGGCAGAACTTTTCCATCACAATCTTTAAACGCCTCAGGTGCTATTGTTCTTCCATCACTACAAACAACATTATATTTAGTAACATATCCACTAAAATCAAAATCTTTAGTTCCCATTTTTCTTATCCTCAAAAAACTTCTTAATATCAAACCATTTGTTTTTAAGAACATTTCCTATAGTATGAACTGTACATCCATAACCTTCAGTCTTTACTCTAACATACTTTCCTTCGAGATCTTCCCATTTCTCTACTCCGACAGTATCCATGATCCTCATCATAGCTTCAAGACCATCGCCACAGCCATCAAACTCGTCCGCGCCTAAATATCCATGTCCGATAACATATCCTCCAATTGAAACTCCCCATCCTCCTCCGTCAAGAGTGATCCAGAAAGTTAAACATCCATGATCTCCCATTGTTATAGTGGTGTCAGTTATTTTAGCATTTCTTATTTCTTCCATCTTTTTTATCATCCTTTGCAATAAAATCAATTAACCTGTCAACTGCTTCTTTTGTCAATTCTTTTTTCTCATATTCGAGTAATGCATCTATATGTCCTTGTGTTATATAGATTACTTTTCCTTCAATCATAACAAAGGGCCTTTCAGTTCTAGCTATTGTAGCAGCATTATTTAAAATATCATAGACCCCTTTATTCGGAATCCATACATGATATTCTTCATCGACATACCTTTCAAGCTCGTCAAGTTTTTCCTCCAAA